AATATCTAATAACGGTGGTTTACTTGTCATCGTGTCTGTTTTTCCTGCATAAACAGTTACTAACGGTATTTCACCTAACGAAAACTCACCTGATTCAACCAATTCATAATCTTTTTCATTAGCAGGAGAATCAAAATTACCTGCAAAACTTTCATCTTGCGTGTACATATCCTTTGTTGTCTCTTTTTTCCTGAAAATCTTGTATTGACCAGGTTCAATTACTCTAATTTGATCAAAAACCTTCTCTCCAAAGTCTCCTTCAGGTACAACAGCCTGTTCTGCAATTCTTACTTGTATCAATTTTCCATAATTAACCTCTCGATCTAACCTCCAACCATGAATATTTGCTGGATCGACTTCAATCCAATACGGTCTACGATTTTGATTGCGTTCTTCTGCAAGACTTCTTGCCCCCGTTGGGGCAGGAAAATCAACAAGGGTATTGCTATGTCCATAAGTCAACGCACAAATTAATAATCTTCTTGCATATTCATCTAAATCCGATCCACAACCATCAACATCCTTTACAAATACATCTGTCCAATATGGATCGCCAATAACCGTGATTGGTTTACGAAGAATTAAACCTGTTGCAGCTCTGACTAATCGTTGCGTATAAGGAGAAAATACAGAACGGTTAACTCTTGATAAATATGCGTCATAATCTTCTCTCGGCTCTAATGGTAAAAATGCTTCAGAATTTTGCCTTAAATATTCAGTGCCATAAGTAACAGCTTTCATTATTTCCCACGCCTTTGTCATATCTAAAACTGCTCTCGTTTTAGAAAATGGATTATCACCACCACCTAGATAGGTTTGACTAACGACATTTGTACGAATGGCCCCTGGTACAGAGTATGTCATCTAACTTTTAAAACACTTAACATTACCTACAGTCTAAATGACTCAATAGATCCTGTAACCTGTCTGTCCGAGGGTTTCTGGTTTGGCTAAATTAAATTGTTGTAAACATAAGTACCCGAAAGCATCAAAAGCGTGATCAACACCAAGATTTTTATTCGGTAGACCTGTGTTGGGGGCATAGGTTAGCGTCCTTAATGACTTAATTAATTCCTTGCATCTTGGATGAATAAATGTTCTTCTAACATTATTTGCATCAAATAATGCTGTATTAACTGCTGTAATTTTATCTCGAATTTTCCACGGTGCTTTTGGTGAAGATACATTAAATCCACTTCTTCTCAATATGCTGTGATCTGTCGCTCCAACACCAGCAGTCTTACGTGCTCCTCCAGTAGGGTCAGGACAAGCTATAACCCTTCTGTCTATTCCATACCTACGTGTAACCTCTTCAGCAAAATCCCACGTTGTAGCTCCTCCTGTCATAATTATTTCATCAAAAACATATAAAGTATCGTCTTTCTTTACCGCACATATCCCTGACATTGGATCTACGTTAAAGTCAACTCCTAACAACAATGGGGCAATACTTATATCTTCTGCAATCGTTGAAATATTGTCATCACCAAAACTAACAGCCACTAATCCAGTTAAATTTTCAAAACTTGCTTCAAATTCTTGCCTAAATGTACGCTCATCTAATTGTGCTCTGGCTGCTTCAACTTCTTCTTTTGGTACGTTTCCCCCCTCAATTGTTGTATAACACCACCTTTTCCACTCTTCTGTAGGATCTTCTTTGCAATAACACCATAAATCGTAAAACCAACTAGCCGTACCATCAGGAGTTGAAATAAATAATGCCCAACCTTGCTTATCAGCTAACGCAGGTCTTATTACCTCAAACCATACCTCAGAATCCATAAATGCAGCCTCGTCTAATACAACACCTGATAAACTTCGGCCTCTTAATGCCATTGCGTTTTCAGTTCCCTTTAACTCGATTGACGATCCATTGACAAGATCTAGTCTCAAATCTGTCTCATTCTTGGTCTGTATCCATACTTTTGGCACTAACTTTTTTAATGCTTTCCATGCAATATCTTTTGCCATCCGATACGTTGGAGCACAATAAAAAAATGTTTCACCTGGCTTACTGATCGCTCCACGAAGAAGTTCGATGCAACTTAAATATGATTTGCCAAATCTTCGACCTGCTACTAATACTCGGAAGCGTTTTTCGCTATGAAATACTTCGCCTTGTGCCCATCTTAAATTTATTTCTGGTGCGGTTTTTACAGCCATAAGTTATTAGTTTTAAAGGTTTTTGATAGATACCCCCTATTTTTACTCCAAAACGCTTGTAAAAGGTTATTATTCTATCAATACCGTTATTTTGAGTTGCGTCTGTGACCGATTCATGTCTTAACAGCTTTGATGCTGCTCCCGTACCAGAAAGAAAAGAAGCTAGGCGAACTGTAGGGAATAAAAATCCTAGAGTGTTGGTGGAAGCTAGACAGCAGCGACTTTATAAGAGGCAGTTGGAAGGTTTACCAGCTAGACAACTTGTTATAGATCATGCAAGTAAAGAAGGTGTTTCAGTTGCAACAGGTTGGAGCGATTGGAAACAAGTTAATGCTTGGAATGAAGAAGATTGGCAAAAAGATAGAGAAAATATGTTGTCTCGTCTTCAAGCAGCAAGACTTAGGCTTTATGAAAAAGCTATACGGAAGGGGCAATTACAAACTGCTGCTCAAGTACTTGATTCTATAGGTAGAGTCATAGGGGAAAGCGTTGAACATGTCAGTATTCAAGCTCCTGAGCTTTCTATAAAAGTCGAATCTAAGCAGGACTTACCATAATCACGTAGAACTTAGTTTCGGATATATATTTAGGTTCAGGGGGACGTGTTCAGGTACGTCTACTTTTTGGAGTCATCCCCCTTAAGACGTCTACCTGCTGGAGTAGTTGCTATCATAATCGGCTAACGTCTACAATTAATTGTCGTTCTAAAATAATCTGATAGAAAAAATATTTTAGAAATTAAATTATTAAGATGATTGCAATTTCTATCTGATTATGATATAATTAAATCAATGGGGAAGAATTACAAACTTTCCCAGACAAGAACCTAGAAAACCAGTTAGAGCAAATCACCACATTCTTAATAGAATCTGTGGCGAGATCTTAAGGCAGCAGCTACAAGACCAACTTTTAACAGTCGGTCAGGTACTAAAGCTAAAAGAATAAAAACAGCTCTACAAATAATTTTCCATTCTTAATTTCTCATTCATTCATTCTCATTATGAACATTAGAAAAAAGGAGCAAACGATTTACGAAAGTAAAGCGGGAGACTATCTGCACAGTTCCGAAACTTTTATTTTTGAGATAATCGAAGATACAAGCGGGAGCTGCAAGGAGCGAATGGTTAAGCTAACCAACAGAACAGAAGAGAAAGAGGTTGTCTTGCTAGTCAAGATTGATACTTTCTCTGAAGCTGTTGCAGTCTTTAGAAACCAAGCTGCTAACCGATTTGATCACACAAACGGTTATAGCGAAGGCGAAGAGATCAAGAAGCTAAGCCAAGCTTTTGAACCTGTTACTCCTTGGGAGGACTAATGCTTTTACAGAATCCATACCAAAGAAAAACCGTCTTGCACTTGCAGGACGGTTCAACCGTTGAAATTTCAGAGTTTCAGCTTCGAACTTTGTTGGTTATGCTTTACAGCAAAAGCAACATAAAAAGAAAAGCGGTTACATGGTTTAACTCTTATTTCGGAGTTAGAAAAACCTTTAAGTTTTGGCAGAAGACGTTCCAACACGTCAAAGATCATTTTGATCAAGGCCGAACACTTAAAAATAAAAAAGGCGTTCAGCTTTAAAAAAAAACCCTAGTTAGTCACTAGGGTTCCATTTCTTTTTTTCTTATTATGAGTCAAATGATTAAACAGCTGGGAAGTAATCGAACTTTATTAGATCTTGGCAGCGTCCAGATTTTATATAGTTACGAAACTCCAGTTTTGGCAAGGTTAGAAGATGGAACTTTTTTACGTTCCAGAAACTATTACAACAATGGCACGACCAGGACGACAGAAAAGCACATAACGCAAACGCTTAATTTTTTCTGTATCGAATACGGTCTACAAATTGAAAATTTAAACAAGCCCGCAGAGTTAGTCGATCAACAAGAGATCGAAGATTTAATACCCTTGAGGATTTGATTAATTAAAAAAGTACGTTAAAATTAAAGTTCAGAATTTTTCTGAACTTTTTTTTTTTTTTTTTTTTTTTTTTTTTTTTTTTTTTTTTTTTTTCAGCAATTTTCGTAGCGAGTGAGCATAAGGCGTTGATAAAGAAATTTATTTTTTTTCTTTAGTTCGTCATTGAGGATGAGATCCCAATCATCCTGATGAATGGCTTTTAGGCTATTGAATGGCTCAAGGCGTTCAGGATTATTCGTCATGAATGATTTTTTTTGAAGTTCTAATTTTAAAGCTTCGACTCCATGCTGATGAATGAAATTTTTAAGTTGTGACACTTTGCTTGTTATTCTGTCATTAAAAGGTTATCATAGAATTATTAATTTATGAATCCAATTCATGAAACTTCTAACAGAGTCACTCAAGAAAAAAATTCCACCTTTATACGCTCAAGACGGTAAAGGCGACAATTCTACTGTCTACGCTAAGTTTTTCTGTCCTTGGAACAATTGGACTTGGTATGTAACAGAATACGATCCAAAAACAAATGAATGTTTTGGTTTTGTTGATGGAGATTTTCCAGAATTAGGTTATTTCTCTGTAACTGAACTTGAGTCAGTAAAGCATCCTCAATTATTACTTGGAATTGAAAGAGAAATTCACTTTGAGCCAATAAAGCTCAGAGATATATCTGGAGTTAAATAATGACTCCATTAAAAAATATCATTCTTGACGCTATCAAGATTGAAGATGATTACGACCCTAATTGGACTGAAGTTCAGTCCTTTAGGTGGTTATTAGATACTGCTTTACGTTCCAAAAGGTATGACTATGAAAAATATGGAGCGATATATGCTTTAAAAGAATTTTTTATAGGTATTGGTATTCATATTCCAATTTGGACTGAAGAAATAGAAAGTTTAGGGTATGACGAAAATACATATTGGGAAAATTTAGCTTTAACCGTTTTAAGTGAGGTAGATTAATGGAATTTTATTCTTTATTTCTACCTGATTTTTGGGGCAGTGCTTTAGTAAATAATGATTATTCAGGATTGAGTGATGATGATGAAAAATCATTGCACGACCTAACTGAATATTGGAAAAATGTTCTGGATTTTAGTGTCGTTGACGTTCCAAGTGATAACAACGCTTGTATTGAAAGTCGTTTTATGACTTATCACGATGCTAAAGATTTCGGAGTTTTAGCTTGTGATTGTTGGGAATACAAAATTCTTATTAAACCTAATTCACCTTTACTAACTTCTTAAGTATGTACTTTGATCGTTTTGACATCGTTGAAGCTTACCACCTTTGGTTTACGCATTTTTACGATGGAATGTTTCACCCTAACTACATCCGTAGAGGCAGAATAGAAGAAAATTTACAGTTTGAACCAAGTATGAGTCATAGTTATGACTCCTTAAGTGAGAATGGAAAATTTATTTATGACCAGCTAGAAGAGAAAAAATTTGTATCTAGGAGCTATGAATAATGGAAAGAGATTTACAAAAAGTTTTAGAAACTTTAAAAAGTCACGAAGCTGACAATGAGTTATTAAATGATGTCTTATTAATGATTTTAACGAACCAAATAGAATCATTAAGAAGTACTAAAAATGCAGTTAGCTCATTGAAAGAAAATATATCTGAAGAAAGAGTTATTACTCAAAATCAGATAGAAATTATTAGAGATTTTGTAGCTGATTTAGCTGAGAGACTTATCGTTTTGGAGAAAAAATTATGAATTTTAAT